GTGTTAACTGTTTCGGATTGGTCACCATGTGTAATAGTGTTCGTTTTTTCTGTCGAAGAGGTTTCTGTGCGGTCATAATTTTCTAACGGGGAATAATCTAACACAGTAGTATTATATAGTTTAGCATATCTATATTTATTGATAAATAACTCAATATATACTTCTTCCTGTATCGCGGTAGAATCTAATAAATACAACTCCCTTTGTGAAAAGTTATCTTTGATACATTTATCTAAAATATCGGTTATATCGGGCAGCCATGTAAATAATGCTTTACTTTGTAAACTAAATAAAGATGTATTATTTTTGTAGTATTCCCCTATTGTCATTGTTCTTTTTCCTCTCTTTCTTCTTTTGGTTCGTCTTTTGGTTCTTCTTTCGGTTCGGCTTTTGTTTCTTCTAATTGTCCTAGTAAATACTCCCATTCTTTGGAAATTTTACAGACTATATTAGTGTCATATAATTTATTGACATTTTGCAAACTATCGTTAATATTTTCCAACATGTCAAAAATAGATACCGCTAATAGTTGATTGCTTATATCTGTTTCATCTGTTATCATTCTTTCTTTTTTTTCATCCACGCATTTAATACCAATCTCTCGCAAAAACATATTATAAATATTATTTCTTGCGTTAAGCATTTCGGTTAAAATATTAGTGTTAACTGTTTGGGTCATGGATAATGTACTAGTTTCATTAAGTAAATCTTTGCCTAATATAACTGTGTCCATCCCCAACCTATTTATTTGCATAGCTGATTTTATATTGTTACCTGTTTTTTCATCTGGGGCATTTAGAAAATTAGGGCGTCTCAAAATATATAGTTGACTTGCGTACGTACTATCCGAATCCGCTAAAAGTCGGGCATATCTAGCAATCAAATCATAAATACCAGTATGAGTACTATTTAGATAAATTATTTCGCAATCCGCCCCAATTGTCTTATTAATACCTAAAATTAGGGGATTAGATATTGTAAAATAGGGATACCAATTAGGGTACACCGATATACCATACAAACTACCCTCTACATTAACCAACCCGTAATTATCATCATTAACTACCCCGCAAAAACCATTTTTGAATAATGATGTTACTAGTGCTTTTTCGTTCATACTTTTTGGTAAACCGTCAAACGTAAATAAGTGCATTATTTTTAATAGTAAACGATTTTCCCAAAAAACGCACCCCATAGGAACAAAAGTTACATCATACATATTATCGTAAACATTTTTTACTTCTCTCACATTTTTTGGATATTCCATATTTTTAAAAAAGGGACATTTAAAATGCCCCTCTCTCCTTTCTATCGCGTTAACGCGATTATTAGTTAAGTGTAAATACTACTCCATTTTCAGACAAATCGAGATAAAAACCTTCTTCGCCTTTTGCCCAGTAATTGGTATATTCCCCCCTCTGGTTACGTTGTGATGTTGTGTTGCTACGTCTAAGCATAGCCCCCACACTCCTATCATCACACACAATAGCTACTACGTTAGTAACTTCTACGGCGGTCAATGGACTTGTGGGAGTTTTCTCTTTGATTTTGGAGCGGTCCGCGAAAGTTGCCCCAATAGTCTGAAAGTAGGGAATCTCTGCATAACCTGTTAAAGCAACTAAGTCATTGTGATATGTGTCGCTCTCCATAAATGCCTTACAATTATCAGCAAACATCCCTAAAACAACTAATTTAAGATTGTCATCAGGGGTAAAACGTTCATAACCTTTTACATTAAAAACGGTATTCATCGCCCCCATAATTCCCTTAATATCGGAAATCCTAGAAACCGCATATCTTAAAAAATCCTTATTATACAATACGTCATTTAAAACATATGTCGTACCCTTTAAAGTATTATAATCTGTTAAAAGGTTTATTACATGGATTCCATCAACGTCTACATCATCCTCTGCCACCTTTTTTTCGCAAACATAAGTATTAAATGCCAACCGTGCCATAGTCTCATAATAAAATTCGATACTATTTTCGAACGCGGTAAAAATACTGGAGATAAAGCTTTCCATTTCGGACGCACTGGAAAATGCCGTCCTCATTTGTTTGTCGGGAATAGTGACAGGGATTTCCCAGGTGTTCATATTTTTAAACAAAGTGTTATAAATAGTTGGATTTTTAATTTCGAACGGGTCCGGTGCCGTTCCACTCGCCCATGTATAACTACTATTATTTTGGGCTTCCATTAAACCAATATGAATTTTTTCTACAATAGCTCCCCATTCAATTTCGCTTTTTGCAATAAAAGACCATTTTGACTTATACTTTCTATCGGACAAAATTATTTTACCAATTCTATCCAATAACTTACTATAAATAGCATCAGTTTGATTGTTACTAATTAGTTGTGTACCTACGTCTACAAGATTGCTGGCGTCAATAGTGTCATAAGTATCAGCACCAACGGCTTGTGATACCGCATCATTTAAAATATCATATACTTGTGTTGGGTTCATAAATTTTTACCTCTCTCTTTTCTCCCCGTCTCGCCGTTAGGTCAGCAAATTAGTTAATTTATATAAACGCGTTAACGCGGTTATCCTAAATAATTATACAGTTTTTTAAAATCTTTTATATCACCAAAAAACATATCTAAATCAACTGGCTTCGTCATATATTGCCACATCACACAATCGATTTGCGGTTTTGTTGACCAATTAGCAATCCATAGTGGAGTATTGGTGGGTATATAATCTTTTAGTCCTTTGTACTCACTTTCTGATATGTATAACATAGGGGGTATATTTGTTAGATATTTAACAGTTTCTAACCATTTTTCTAACCATTCACCCGAATAATTATGATGTAGACTTTTACCTTCAAAGTCTAAAACCATTGCACATTTACCGATATATGGCTTTATTGTTTGCAAATAATAATCTACCTCCTCAATGGGATTGTTATTTTCTGCCCTCGCAAAATGATATAATCCAAACGGTTTTTTGTTTAAATGGGTGTTAGCCCTCTCCCTAAACATACTATCACAAAATGATTTTCCCTCGGTTGCTTTGTGGATAAAAAAATCAAAATCAGATATATCTACATGTTTATTCCAGTGGCTTACATCACAACCTATTAACGTTGTTGTTTTATTCATTTTAGTCCCTTTCCATTTTGTCGCATAATCGCGTTAACGCGATTGTGTTGTTGTTTAGTGCCAACGTAATCTGTTCAATTTCTTTTTTGTGGTTTTCATTTAAGGTGTTTACTTCTCTTCTATGCTTTTCGGTTTGGTCGCACACGAACCATGCCATAGCCAAACAAGAAACAATAGGAAACCCTACCGTGGTTATTGCGGTTATTACATCATTAGCCATCTTTGCACCTCCTCCCTTAATAATATTTTAACACTTTTTTATAATTAGTTAACAAATAATTTATAAATTTTTTGTTAACTTTATAAACTTTTTATAAAGATTCTAATAATTTTGTAAACTCTGTACCAGTTAAATTATCTGAGTATGCTATTTTTCCCAACCCAACCAATGTGAAAGCTATCCCCTCCTTATCAGATAAAGGAGTTAATTTAGTTGTTGCTAACATACTCTCATTATATATATCCCCAATAATACGAGTGTTAGGGATATTTTTAAATTTTCCAGTAAATGGCTCGACAAACCAAATAAAACAAGTATCTTTTTTTAATAAAATACAACGAAATTTAAGAGACTCTTTAAAAACAAACATCTCATAAACCTCTGTATATTCTCTCCTGTCATATTGTAAGGTTGGGTGTTCGTCACTTTGCCATTTGCCATTTACTGTCATGTTTTGAGATTTTCCAAAAAACATTTTGTTGGTAGACATTATCCCGCACATTTCTACCGCCACTTTTATTATTTCTTGTTCGTCATAGTCATTTGTAAAAGTAAAATCATAGGTATCTATTGTACCCTGTTTTTGTTGTAAAGTTTTATCCAAAGACCAATACCCAAAATATGGACACATCCTGGAGATAGTATTGGCGACTAAAAAAACTTTTATTTTTCTACCTCTAGCAATAGTTGATATTAAACTAGTTAACTTTTTAGGCTCGTCGGGGAGATAAAATGTGTTGCTTATAAATTCTTCAAAAATAAGGTCGGTTAAATCGGGGTACATTGTACTCTTAAAATGTTGTTCGGACGTTAACGCAAAACAATAACCAATCAGCTTCTTTTTTCTATCCCATACACCATCATCATTTAGATTGCCAAAATATATTTTACCTTGCCAGCAACGGATATAATTGTATTCTTCATGGGTAATGTCTTTAATTGGCATATCGGCAAAATATTGTTGCACTAAATCTTGCTTCAAATCTTCTTTCCATCTTCGCACTAATCCAAATTTATTATCAGATTTATAAGCATTACGTAGTACTTTTATTTTAATATCATACGATTTTCCTATATTTCTTGCCCCTAGTGCCATTAGATATGTGGCACCTGTTGCTATTAAATTATCCCAGTTATAATATACTTTTTTATTTTTCATTGGTGTTCCTTTCTGTCGCGTTAACGCGACTTAAATATGTTCGCAAGTTTGCACATAGGTAATATATTCGTCATACGTCGGGGTGATTCCTAACTCATAAGTGGTCGGACTACTATGTATGACGTTGGAATAGTTTATATATGTACCGTCCGGTAAAGTAAATGGCTGCATATCATCTATGTACGTCATTAGTAGCTTTCCACTGTGTTCAGTATCAAAAACGAAACCGTCTACAAATTGTTTTATATCTGTAAAAGCGGTTGCACCTATTTTTTTGTTTACTCCGGCTACTGTTATATTGAGTTCACCGTTTTTTTGATAAATATATTTTTTTGCTCCTAGAGTTCTAAAAAAATCATAATCCGCGTCAAGGTCAAAAACTCCTAAAGGATGCTCAACCCCTTTTATATCTTTGGGTATGCATTTGTTATAATCTAAATGATTTAATTGACATGATAATTTTAATTTTTCTAAAATCTCTTTGTTATAATCGTCAAATACATTATCATAATTACCAATATACTTTATGCTATCGGTGTCCATATACACTACATCACTATCCATTTTTAAAACACAACTAAATAAATTCCTCCTTGCGTATGATGTGACCCATACCCCCCACGAAAAATTAAGAATAGTCTTTTTACTTTTACCCTGTTTAGCAATTAGTTTATTCATTTCATCTTTTTTGAGAGTTTCTACTTCCCATCCGTTTTCAGTCAATAAAATATTATCTGAAATCATTTTTGTTACTGTCATACCATAAAGGGAGTTGATAAATTCTTTTGATTTAGAGTATATACTTTCTTTTTCTTTATCACCTTTATACTGTGTTTTGTTTTGATAAAGTGTTAGTATATAATCTATATATTTAGTATTGAGATAACTTTTTTCAGCATACCACAAGTCGATTATTTCAAAATCTGCATTGTATGTGGTTAATATTAGTTGATAATCAATATCAGTTACCATCATTGTAATATTTTTAGCTTTTACTATTCTGCCATTATCTTCTAAAACATGAGAGCCCGTGATAATTTTTGATGATGATATATAGTTGTTATAAAATTTACTATGTAAATTATTAGCGCTAAACTTAATAATATAACAATATTTGTTATAATCAATTTTTGTATTAGGTCTAATATGATAAAATCTACTACAGGGGAACTTTTCGCACACCATTACAGTAGGATAACTACTAGTGATGTCTCGGGAAGTTACATTTGCAAGTGTTTGATTGCTATATAATGCGTTGGCATGAGTATAACCTCCCATAAAAATAGTACACAATTGATTGAATTCTGACCAAGTTTTGGGAGTTTGTTTAATCAAATTATTATGATATTTATTATCATTTTTAAACATTTTTTTTACTACTCGCCTAATTTCCCCTGTTTGTGTTAACGGTATGTTATAGACTGTTTGGTATCTTTCTTTAAATTGTTCTAAAAATTCCAACATGACTAATATATCATTTTTACCATATTCTAATTCCTCTCGCGTTAACGCGGTTGTGGGATAAATAAGTTTATTATAGTTTAAATTACCCACAAGCTTTTTATGTGTAGTTTTGTAATTATTGGCACAGTCTTTTAATGATAAATGTGTTAACTGATAACTACACCTTAATTCAATATTGTACTCTTTCGATAATACCTTCATTGGTTTTCGAGGTTTTCTAGCAAATACAGATATTTTCTTAATATCTAATATATTTCGCAAAAATTGGAAGTCGTATGAAAGATTATGGATATAAAATACTTTCATCACTGGGTATTCTTGATTTATTATATTTATAAATTCTTGCAGCTCTTCCAAAGTTCTTCCGTAATAAACATTATTACAAAACCCTAATTGCCAAAGATATACCCATGATTTTTTGATACCTATTTCCTTCAAAATTTTATCTTGTTTTTTTGACCATTCTACTAATTTACCCCCCAATATATACCCGCTGGAAACTTCTAAATCTAAACAAAAAATAGCGTCCGAATATAAAATCCCTTTATTATTTTTAATCTCCCTAAATTTTGTTATATCAATTTGAGCATCCTTGTAGTAGATCATTTTAGTTACCTCTTAACTTGTTTAGGCTTTCCATTATATCATCAGTGTAAAAGGATTCGCCTTTAGATTCTGCATCTTTTAATAAAGTTTTTAAAGTATTATTAATATCTTTTAGAGTATTGCCTTTCGTTCTGCCTTTTTTACCCTCTGTTTTATATGCGACTACCTCTGTCAATAATGGTATAACTTTATTGCTAGGGATAGCTAACTCCATAAGTTTTTTATATGTTGAGGAGGATAAAACTTTGCACAATCTGCTCATATCCTTATCATTAAGAGTTATCCCTAATTTACTTGCCTCCTCTCTTAAATTATTACCGCGTTTTTTGGAAATATTTTTGATTCCCTTTACAGTGGATGTTTTACTATTTAAAAATGCGGTTGTAATTTTTCCTACCTTTTGGATCTGATTATGAGTTAATTTTGAGGGATATCTAATGTCAATATTTTCCATAAATAGTTGTTCCTTAAATAATTTTTCGGAATCTGAATACAACCCACTCTGTTTGATTCTGTATATTCTTGATTTTGCTTTTTTTAAGTCTTTCAGTATGTCTAAATCTTTCACAGTT